GGAAGAGTTAGCTTGTCCTCACTTAGAGGATCTCACTCAATTGCTCAAATATCAGATACGGTCGTTGCCCTCGAAGTCGATCAGCAAGCCGATACTGAGAGAAAACTTACAACAGTTAGAATACTTAAAAATCGCTATTCAGGCGAAGTTGGCAGAGCATGTGAACTAGCCTATGATTTAAACACCTGTAGATTTACTGAACATGAAGCTCAACCCGAATTCAACCCGTCCACAGATTTTTGAACATTATGAACATCCATGGTATAAATACTTAAATAAACCTAACCCACCTACTCAAGAAGAAGTTGACAAAGCAAAATTCGTTGACAAAACCTTCCACTGGAATCGGACCGATAATATTCGACCTAGAAACAAACGGTCTTCTAAATAACGCTACACGTATCCACTGTATTTCACTCAACTGGTATGAAGATGATCGACTCGAATCGTTCAATGATGAGAAGTATACCGAGAATGCTAAAGAGTTACCAATGGGGAGTAACTATTCCATTACAACTGCTATTAGTGTTCTCCAGGATGCTGATTATCTCATTGGGCATAATATCATTGGGTTCGATATACCTATTATTAAAAGGCTTTATCCTTATTTCGATCCCAGGGGTACTATCATTGATACTCTTTTGTTATCTAGGTTATATCATCCGAATCTACTCGATATAGATAAACAACATGCATGGACGCACATGCCATTACAATTATATGGACGTCATAGTTTAGAAAGTTATGGCTATAGATTATCAGAGTACAAAGGGAACTTTGCAAAGAATACTGATTGGTCTGAATGGTCACAAGAAATGCAAGACTATTGCGTACAAGATGTTAAAGTTACCACCAAACTATGGAAGCATTTCCTACCATACCTGAATGGATTACGTTAGAACATCAGGTAGCACAAATACTAACACAACAGGAGATTCATGGATGGTATTTTGATGAGAGAGCTGCACGGGAACTTGAATCTACTCTCAGAAGAGAATATGAAGAGACTACGCAGCTATTACGAAACAGGCATCCTTTCGTCAAAGGATCAGAATTTACTCCTAAACGAGCTAACTCAAGAACGGGCTACGTTGAAGGAGCAACCCTAACTAAACTAAAGGAGTTTAACCCTACATCTAGGGATCATATATCATGGATCTTACAGACACACTATGGTTGGACGCCTTCATCACTGACGAACTCAGGCAAGGCGGTTATAGACGAGACCGTACTAAAAGAACTTGGGACGGATATTGCTCTAGCTTTTCTGAAACTACTGGATCTGACCAAGCAGTTAGGGATGATATCAGAAGGCGTGAACGCATGGCAGAAGCTATGTACGACCTCTAGTAGAATTCACCACCATTGTTCAACAGCAACAGCTACATTTAGAGCAGCCCATCGAACTCCAAATTTAGGTCAGGTACCAAGCGATGAAAGGTTCAGGCGTTTATTTACTGCTAGTCCAGGTCTCAGAATGGTTGGTAGTGATCTTAGCGGTATTGAGCTACGGATGCTTGCTCACTATCTCGGCCGATTTGATGACGGGCGATACGCTAAAGTGCTTCTCGAAGGGGACATACACCAAGAGAACGCTGACAAAATTGGAGTCACTCGTAGACAAATCAAAACAATTTCGTATGCCTTTCTTTATGGGGCGGGCGATGAGAAACTAGGCTATAGCTATGATAAGCAACTTTCACAATCGAAAGCGAAGGCGAAAGGAAAGGAAATCAGGAAAGCTTATGTCGATGCCATCCCAGGTCTTAAAGAACTTTTGGAAGGGGTACGCAAAGCTAGTGAACGAGGTTACGTCCTTGGATTGGATAAAAGGAAGATACTAGTAGATAAACCACATAAAAGTTTAAACTACCTTCTTCAAGGATCCGCAGCCGTAATCGCAAAAAAATGGATGGTTATTACTCATGAAAATTTACCAAAAACTGCTAGACAACTTGCATTCATTCATGATGAATTACAATTTGAAGTCAAAGACAAGGAAGTAAATGATCTTAAATTCACCCTCGAATACTCAGCAGTTAGAGCTGGAGAGTACTACAATTTGCGAATCCCAATTGCAGCTGAATCCAAATCAGGGTTATCCTGGGCAGAAGTGCACTAGTTGTGGTAAAAGTTACCCTGAAGTAGAATTTGGTGGTAGAAAAAACTCTTTTGGAGTGTTTTACCCTTGGCCAGCTTGTAAAGGATGCCAAGCTGCTAAACACTCATCTAGAGATAAAGCTGCTAGAAAACTATGGGGTCCAGGTGCTTCTGGTACACATATAAAAAATAATAAACCGCCAATTGGTACACCTTGTGCTTGCTGTGGTAAACCACTAACTCATAGTGGAAGAGATATGGCACAGTTCGATCATGATCATAAAACAGATACATTCCGAGGTTGGTTATGTAAACATTGTAATGTTGGCATAGGTAATCTAGGTGATGATCTAGAAGGTGTTATGCGAGCTGTTGAATATCTACAAAAAACTACTATATGAAATTATTAATCGATGCAGACTACATCGTATATAAGTCCTGCGCTGCAGCGGAGACTGAAGTTGACTTTGGTAACGATGTTATCCTTGTCACTTCTAACTTTAGTGATGCATACGGTGCAACAAAACGAGAACTTACCAAACTTGAGAACAAATTTGGGTCATTCTCTTCTATGATACTGTTCTTTTCAGACAGTGAAAATTTTAGAAAAAAAATTCTGCCTGAATACAAAGGGCATAGAAATAGAAAAAAGCCATGTGGCTACAAACGTGTCATTGAGGAATTAAAGAAAGAGTACAAGGTTATTATTAAACCTGGACTCGAAGCTGATGATACAATGGGCGTTTATGCTACAAAATATCCAGGTAATATGATTGTTTCTCCTGATAAAGATATGAAACAAATCCCTGGTAAATTATATAACTTTGAGGAAACTTTCACAATCGATAAGGACGCAGGTGCTAGATGGCATCTGATACAAACGATGGCAGGTGATCAGACTGATGGATATTCAGGTGTCCCTGGTATTGGTGTTAAAAGGGCGGAAGCTCTCTTTAAAGAGAAAGGCTACTCATGGAAAACAGTTGTTGAAACCTTTAAAGATAAAGGTTACACCCAAGTAACAGCTCTCGCTAATGCTAGATTAGCACGTATACTTACCGTTGATGATTATGACTTCGACAAAAAAGAACCCAAGCTTTGGACCCCCACCTCCGATTACAGAGTTAACGATGGAACAGGATCTCCAAATGAGGGTAATAGAGGACAGACTAAATAGCGGTAAAGCTAAGTACGAAGATGTTGTTACTATATTCTTAGCTTTACAACGACAAAATTTTGTTCTCACAAATTCACTCTTAAATTTAGTTGACAAATGGCCAAAGGTCCAACCTATTACCAACGAGGTTCTACCGATGTTTGGGATTTTATTAGAGAACAAGGACTAAACTTCCACCTCGGCAATGCTATTAAGTATATCTGCAGAGCAGGTTACAAGGATAGCAAGATACAAGACTTAGAAAAAGCAATCCACTACCTAGAAAACGAATTACATTATGAAGAAGAGCTTCTTATCAGATCAGGCGAAGGAATTCCGATCGAAGTACGAGATCAGATCCTCGAAGACACGAGACAAGCGTTCATATCAGAAAATGCTTGTGATTGAAGAGTTCAAAGAATTCTTAGAAGCTGAAGATCAGTTATATAGGGATAACCCTACTGTAACTAATGAAGCTCTTAAAGAATTAGCTGATCTAGTTTATGTATGCTACCAATACGCTGAGAATATGGGTTGGTTATTAGATGAAGCATTGAATAGAGTACACTTAAGTAATATGTCCAAACTCGGTGAGGACGGTAAACCAATATACCGAGAAGATGGAAAGGTTCTTAAAGGACCAAATTACAAACCACCTGATCTATCTGATTTAACATGACAGCAGAACTAATCTCCCGCACTGGTCGGGTCCAATCATGGTTGGATAACCCAGAATCAAGACTTCCAGTGAGTTGTACTGTCTTTGTAGTAGAAGACTCGATGGAAGGTGAAAATGGAATCGAAGCAAGTTGGAGATATGTCTCCCATGGACTCCGCTATGGAGCAGGAGTTGCAGTCCATCTATCTAAGCTCAGACCCAAAGGAAGTGAAAACGGAAAAGGTCTTACGGCTTCTGGCCCAGTATCATTCGCAAAAATCTACTCAACATTAAATGAAACACTTAGAAGGGGCGGCCACTATAAGAACGGGGCTTGTGTGGTCCATATTGATATTAACCACCCCGATATTCTTGAGTTCGTGCAGCTTGAAAGGCATGATGCTCCGTGGATTAAAAGATGCGTCGATCTCGATGCCGGACTCTGGAATAGTACCGACAACAGAGTTAAAGACGCCATCCTTGAAGGAATTAAGTCCGGTGACATCTGGCTCAACAAAATAAAATACGATGACAAAGGACAAAGAATATACGGCAATGTCTGTCTTGAGGTTTACCTGCCCTCACGAGGAACATGCTTGCTCCAGCATATCAATCTCTCAGCTTGTGAGCCACGGGACTTACAAAAGGCTTTCGCTCAAGGTATGTCCGAGCTGTGCGATCTCCATGGCAGAACAGGTGTTGGAGGGACTGGAGAGTACTTACCCTCGGACATCGATAGGCAAGTCGGGCTCGGAATGCTTGGCTTGGCCAACTTCCTCAGACGATGTGGCTTAACATATGCTGAGTTCGGTAAAGCCTTAGAAAAATTAAATAACAATGAAGCTATAACAGATGATAAAGCACATGAAGTAGTTTGGAGTTTAAAGAAAGCTATTGAAGGTGCTGCATATATAGCGAAAAATGCAAACATGGTGAGAGCTTTTGCTATAGCTCCCACTGCCTCATGCTCCTATAAGAGTGAGGATAAGGATGGCTTTACAGCTACTCCTGAGATAGCACCTCCTATAGCTAGGAGTGTAGATAGAGATAGTGGTACCTTTGGTGTACAACACTATGATTACGGCGATGTAGAGATCGCTAGTGAAGTCGGTTGGGATGCTTACAAGAGTGTCGCTGATGGCATCATGATATTATTAGAAAATACGGGACTTCTTCACGGCTATTCATTTAATAGCTGGAGCGATGTTGTTACTTACGACAGGAACTTCGTGGAAGAGTGGCTGCTATCACCGCAGACCTCCCTCTACTACAGCCTACAAGTAATGGGCGATGTACAGGATAAGAGCGATGCGTATGCAGCATTAGAAAAGTCTGAAGTCGATGATTACTTACAGGATATTTTAGGAAAAGACGCTGTAACTTGTGACTGTCAAGAATGAATAAAAGCCTTACTGAGAGAATTTTCTACACAGTAGATCCAGGCTTACCACCTATATTCTTAAGTGAAATGGTTGATAGTGTTAAAAAATTAACACGACAAACTGGTGTAGTTACTAGTGGAGATGGTTCTCCAATGGTAATTAAAGAGATTCGAGATGCTTCAATCCACTTTATCCCTTGGGATTCCTGGATTGCTGGTATCTTACATAATTTATTTTTAAGTTCTAATAAAGATTTCTTTCATTATGATATTGATCATTTTGAATCAGGAATTCAATGCTCCTATTATACTGAAGGCCAATTTTATAATTGGCATGTTGATGGGGTAGCAGTTGAATCAGATTCTGAAAGGAAACTTTCAATGTCATTCTTATTGACAGATGATTATGAAGGTGGAGAGTTAGAATTAGAACATAAACCATTTCATGAAACGTTAAAACCAAAAGCAGGTACAGCAGTTATATTTCCGTC